AGAACCATGGGCGAAGAAAGATATCGGCTTACTTCTTTTCTTGTTAAAGAAGAAACGATGTTATGCTGATTGGATTTGAATTTTAATGACTTAACCTTTACTGATTGAGAAAAATATGAATTAAAATATTTATATTTCCATGAAATGAAATAAATAATTGCTAAAAATGGAATTATCGAAACAAGTAAATAGTAAATCATATTTACAAAATCACCGTAAACTATGGCTTTACTTATGAAAATTGCTGGGAAATAAATGTTGCCCATAACATTCAAAGAAGCTTGAGTGTTAGTTGTAATGTTCAAAATAATCAAATTCATTTTTTGGCTTAAAATCATTAATGCAACAAAAAAGATTATAAACATAACAAGATTGATTATGTTTTTAAATTTAAGCCTTGCAGTGAGAAAATTGATAACAAATGAAAATGCAATTCCAATTATCATTGGGAAAAGTGGCAAAAGCAAAAATCCAATAATTGTAAACAAAAATGCAAGAAGATTAAAACCTGCAAAAACAAAGTAGAAAATTGCCATCGGTGCAAAAAACATAAATGAAAATGCATAACAATAAATGAGAAAACTAACAATTTTGCTTAATATTACTGTGCTGTTTTTAATTGGCAAACACGCAAGAAGTTCATAGTCTTTAGATTTAAAAATAATATTGAAACTGCTGAAAAAAACTTGTATGAAAACCATGATTGAACCAAGCAAAAATGCCATTATCATAAGTATATTTTCTGAACCAGTTGCACTTAATGCACTTCCCATTTGATATGCCATCAAACCAAAAATGCCAGCAATATAAACAAAAAGAAAAACAAAAAGAATTGTGTAAACAAGTTTATTCTTTTTCTTTTTATTGCTTTCAACATTAAAACTGCCAACTAAAAGTTGAGTCAAATTGATTTTTACTAACTGCCAAAAATTACTCATTTTCTAGCTCCAAAAACAAATTTTCAAGAGAAGAATCACCCTTGATTTCTTTCATACTTCCGCATTTAATGATTTTACCTTTTTTAATAATTGCAACTCGATTGCAAAGTTTTTCAGCCACTTCAAGAACATGCGTTGAAAAGAAAATTGCACCACCATTGTCGCAAAAATCTTTCATGAGTTCTTTTAAAGTGTGAGCAGCAATTGGATCAAGACCAACAAAAGGTTCATCTAAAATAAGAATTTTAGGTTTACGAATAAAAGCTGAAACCAAAACCAATTTTTGTTTCATTCCATGAGAATATTCACTTATCTTTTGAGAAAGATTTTTGTCTATTCCTAGTTCCTTTGCAAACTTTTCAACTAGCTTTTGTCGTTCAACATTTTCAATATTATAAATATCTGCAATAAAATTTAGATATTGCATACCCGTCATAAAATTGTAAATATCAGGATTATCAGGAACATATGAAATAACTTTTTTGCATTCATTAGGTTCTTTTTTGATGTCTTTTCCATCAATAATAATTTCCCCGCCATCAAAATCAATAATTCCACAAATTGCTTTGATAAGAGTTGTTTTTCCTGCCCCATTATGACCAATGAAAGCAAACAAGTCTTTGGCATTAATTTCCAAAGATAAATTGTCTACAGCAGGTTTGTTTTTTATGTAACATTTTGTTAAGTTTTTAACTGAAATCATACAAATACCTCGTTTATGATTTTAACACAAAATTAAAAAAAATCAAACTTCCTAAGTAGATTTTTTGTTATATAAACAAAAAAAAGCCATAATTTTTGCGACCATTTGATATTTTTTTTAAATCTGATTTAATATTATATTTTTAATTTACAGTAAATATTCTCTAATCATATTTGCTCCAAACATTTACATAGTTTAATAAAAAAATTTCATTTTATGAAAATCAATACAGTTTTGCTAAAATGATGTGATAAAACAAACAAAATTGCCATATAAAGTTATTTTATTATTATATTTTTTTCATTTTCCTTGCATAATCACTCGTAAACGAAATTTATCATGTTATTTTATTTATCGAATTAAATTTAAACATAAAATAAATATTTACAGGAAATTTTTATGGAATTTTATTCTTAGATTAATTTATGAATTTTGTTTTTATTTAATTTTTTGGTGGAGAAGAGATATTTTGATTGAAAAAATAAATATTAGGAGCTATACTACAATTCGTCTGGAGAGGTGTCAGAGTGGTCGAATGTGACAGCCTCGAAAACTGTTGTACAGAAATGTACCGTGGGTTCAAATCCCACCCTCTCCGCCAATGCACGCCAAATACGAACCTTGCAAAGTTCGTTTGCAGTAAAGTATTTGGTTTGATAGTAAAAAGGGTATAATTGAAAAAATTATACCCTTTTTTAGAAATACAGCAAGAAAAGAATAAAAAAGATAGGATCTCGATGAAGTCCTTTCGGAAAACTCGCTCTGTATCCTATCTTTGTTATTAGTATATGCTAAACAAATTAATTGTCAATTATAAAAACAAACACAAACACATATTTTTTAAGGTATGCCAACCGCCGTAATAATAAATACATATATATAATAATTATTTTATAAAGGCATTATGCCCACAATTTATTTTATTATATATAAATATATAAACATTTAATTTTTTATTTTAATTTGTATTTATTTGTGATGATTAAATGTGAGCCTTTTGTGAGCCTTTTGTGAACTGTGAACCGCCCTTGCGGGCGGTATAAGGTGTTATTTTAATGAAAAGGTGTTTATTTTATAGATTGGTAATGTATTTGATAACGCATGAATTTTTTAACTAGGGCAAGCCCATCGTTTAAAAAATTACATGCAGCGTGTTATCAAATACTTTATCTTTTGCATTCGAATGCAAAAAAATAAGCTATTAAAAAAAAGCGAATTAATTCGCTTTAATTTTGCTTTATAAGGCTTATATTTTACTTTCTTCTTTTTACTTGTCAAGTTCTGCAGTAGCTGAAGGGTTGTTTGTAATTGGCGGGATATGCGGGATAAATTGTAAATATTTTTTGATAAAATTACGCCTTTGTCTTACTGTTTGTTTTTCAACCATGTAAGACAAAACATCTTCAAATAGTTGTTTAAAAGGTATATTATTATTGATAGTATTACTCTTTAAATACTTGCAATAGTTTTTAACAGCTTTTACAAGTTCAGTAAGTGACACTTTTAAATATTCATCGTCAAACAATTTGTTTTCTTGCACAAAGTTTGGGCAATGTGTAATAAAACCTTTGTCACCAATTTCACAGCCTTTAGGTAGCTTTAAAGACTTAACAAAGCAACATTTGAAAGGTGAACAGTTTGCACAATGCCAACAAGGTTGTTTAAAAGCTGGTTTGTTAATCATGTTTGCAACCCCCCTTTTCCAATTCTTCTTTAGCAGATTGCAAATAAGAATCATAGGTGCAATCGCTAACATCATAGCGTGAGTCTTGCAAAGCAATATTGCCAAGTGTTTTAATGTCGCTAGTTGCTATTTTTAGTGCCTTTTTGCATATTGCCAATTCTGTTTTTAACTCTTCATTTTTTTTGGTTATGCTTGCTAAATTATTTTTGTTTGTGTCTAAATCAACTTTTACATTGTCGCATTTATCTATAAATTCAAGCAACCTAATTTCGTTATATAAAAAGGCATTTTCAAACATGTCAAAGGTGTCAAAATCTATCCAATTATTTTTTTCTAATTCATGTAAAAGATTGTAAGTTTTTTCGAATTCTTGATGATAAAATTTAACAAATTTACAACTATTTAGCTTTTCATAAGCATCAAAGTTTTTGTTTATTAATTCTTGTAATTTAGTACTTTTATTCATTTCCATTACTCCTTTAATTTTTTTTTGCATTCGAATGCAAAATTTCATCTGATATTTAAAAGTCGATATCTTGGGGATTGTCTATAAGTGCATCTAGCTGTTGCTTTGTATACTCCCGTGAAAATATTTTTGGTTGTTCAAGCAAAGTTTCTTTGCCTTCAATTTGCAAAGACAGTTTTGTGTTGTTTTCTTGTTCAATAAGTTTTTTTATACTAGGGCTTAAGCGGTTTACTACTTGCTCCCATTGGTATTGTGAGAGCATAGCCCATTCTTGCAAAGACCATGCGTGTCCAACAATTCGTTTTGCAATAGGGCTTAAGGTTTCAAATGATTCTTTTGCTTGGAATGAATTACCCCGCAAAGATTTCTCAATTTCACTTATGTAATCGGTTTCTAGCTTTGCCATTTGTGGGTTACTTGCGTTTGTAATGTCTTGACATTTTTGGGCAACTTTCCCAATGTTTAAAAACTCACTTTGTTTGCTGTATTCTTTCATTGCTTCAACAATAAGCTTTATATCATAATCTTTTAGTAGTTCAAGCCAAACAGCATTGTGCATTTCTATTTCAAATTTTGAATCGGGCATTTTGTAATTAGCCCATAAAATTTTTGCTAAAGTGTAAATTTGTATAAGTTCTTTTTTTTCCACATTACACCGCCTTTTTTTTATGAGTTAGTGCATGCTTTAAAATTGCTTGTTTAAAAGTTATTTCATGTTTGCAAAGCTCGTTTGCTGATATTGCATAATTAATCATTGATTGTTTAAGCTCACAATCTTCAGCAAAAAGTTTATCGAACAAACCACAAATGTAAGCGGTTAAATAATCATTGCTTATTGGCTCTCTAATAGACTTGTATAACAAGGTATTAATATTTTCAAATATATTTTCAAAGCTGTTATTGTTCATCTTCACCCCCCATAAGCCCTAAGCTTTCCGCCATGCGTTCCGTTTCCGGGCTAAAGTTTTTATTTTTTGCAACCGGCTTTTGTTGTTGCTCTTGTTCTCTGCGTTCTTGGTTGCGTTTTATAAAGCCGATTAATGTGGCATAATGATTTTTGTATGTCTTGCCTTTGCTAGCCATGTAAACACTTAATTCATCAATAGTTTTGTTTGTTGTTTCTTCTCCAAATTCAAAAATTAATTGATTAAATTGTTTATCATTCAAACACACATTTGAAAATTTGCCAAAATTTTTGCTAGTATCTTTATCTTTGTTTTTATCTAGTTCTTTATCTATCTCTTTATCTATATCTTTATCTTCTTCTTTTTCTTTTTCTATGATATTATCGCTATCGCTTTGGTTTGCTTTCGGTTTGCTTTGGTTTTTGTTCGGTTTATTTTGGTTATTATTTGGTTTTGTTTTGGTTTTAGGTCTTCCGCCTTTTTTCCCATTGTCCGCCCTTTTGATAGCTGAATCAATATTCGGTTTAATTAAAATAAAAATTGATTTTAAATTACTAGTCAAATTTGGCTCAACATTATTTAAAGCATAGTTACAAATTGCGTTATAAATTTTTACTTGTTGATTTGTTGGTAAATGTTCTAAGCTTTCGTAAAAGCTCCTATAAAATGTAAAGCCGTTGCGTTGGTTATCTAAAATTGTTTTTGTATCTTCAATCATTTGCACTCCTTTTTCATAAATTCGATAATCTCTTTTGTAAAAAAATCTATTATGCTTTGTTTAAACTCTTTGGCGTGTTGTTCATTAATGTTGTTTTGACTGCGTGTGATAGGCTTTTTTGCCAAAAGTTGTATTTTGCTGTGTCTTTTATTGACAACGCACCCTATTATCGTTTTTTGTGGCATTCTATTCACTTATTTGATTATTAGTTGAATTCAATTCAACACTATTTGCAAAAAAAATGCTAGTTTGTAAATTTAATTCACAAATTTTAAGAAGCTTGCAAATAGCATCCATTTCTTTTACCCTAAAATCTACCTTTCCATTAATTTTTTTGTTTACACTCTGAATAGATTTGCCAAGAGTTTTTGCAATGTCTTTTTGTGTCAATCCATTTTCTACTAGTAAAGCCTTTAACTTTAATGAATTTGTCATAAATTCTCCTTTTTTGTATTTGTTGAATTCAATTCAACAACAGAGTTATAACACTATGTTGAATATTAGTCAACAAGATTTGTTGAATTTCTTTCAACTTTATTTGCTTTTTATTAAAGTTTAATTTATAATGCAGTAATCAAGGGGGTATTAATTATGAACACAATAGGTAAAAGAATTAAGGATTTAAGAATACAATATAAATTGACACAGGAAGAATTAGCAAAACGCATGGGTTATACTTCTCGTTCTACTATAAATAAAATTGAAAAAGATTTAGTTGATTTGCCACAATCAAAAGTATCAGAATTTGCGAAAGTGTTGAAAACTTCCCCCGAATATTTAATAGGGTGGGAAAATACTATAAATTTTGAAAAATTACATGATATTACTATTGAAGTAAATTCACCTTTTCAAACAAATCGTGTTGAAATTTTTAGAGCAAAAGATAATAATATTAAGCAAGATATGATAAGAATATATGAAAAAAATAGCGATTTTGGTTTTGAAGTATTTATTGATAGAAAAGCCACAAAAGAATTTGTAGAAGCAGTCTTAGGTGTTAAAGTAAATGAAGATATGTAAAGGTAGTAAGCTATGCAATTTTTAAATACAAATTTACAAAAGGGAAATAACAAATGAATGCAGTTATATATGCCCGTTACTCTTCAAGCTCACAAACAGAGCAGAGCATTGAGGGACAGCTGCGTGTTTGTCATGAGTATGCAGCACGCAAAGGTTTATCGGTTATAAACGAATACATAGACAGAGCCACCACCGGCACAAATGACAATCGACCGGCTTTTTTGCAAATGATTTCAGATGCAGAACAAAAGCAATTTGAAGTTATTATTGTTTATAAATTAGATCGCTTTAGCCGTAATAAATATGAAAGTGTAGTTTATAAACATAAACTAAAACAAGTTAATGTAAAAGTGGAATCAGCCACGGAAAACATATCAGATAGCCCCGAAGGTGTTTTACTTGAAGGACTATTAGAAATGTTTGCAGAAATGTATAGTAAAGACCTTAGCCAAAAGGTAAAGCGTGGAATAAAAGAAAGTATAATAAAAGGCAATTACATTGGTGGGCATGTTCTGTATGGTTATAAGGTTGAAAATAAAAAGCTTGTAATAAATGAAGAAACCGCACCAGCTGTAAGATACATGTTTGAACAATATGCAAAAGGTGTGCCAAAAAAACAAATAATACAAGAATTAAACAACAAAGGCTATAGAAACCGAAACGGAAAAATAATCACAATTAATACTTTTCAAAACAATTTACGCAATACAAAATATGCCGGAATTTATGAAAAAAATGAAATAATAAATAATGAGTATTATCCAGCAATAGTAAGCAAAGAAATTTTTAAGAAGGTGCAAAACATGTTAGATAAAAACAAACACGCTCCCGCTACACAGAAAGCAAAAGAAAAATACCTTTTAACCGGTAAATGCTTTTGCGGGCATTGTGGGGCTAAAATGGTTGGTATAAGTGGAACAAGTCATACAAACAAAAGACACCGCTATTATACTTGTTATAATCATTGGAAATATAAAAATTGCAATAAACAAAACGAGCTTAAAGACAAGCTAGAAGAAGATGTAGTCAAAGACACATTAGAGTATGTTTTAAACCCAAATACAATTGATGAAATTGTTAATAAAGTATTTGAAGAAATGGAGAAAAAACCTATTTCTATTCAAATAAAAGAAAGTGAAAAAAGATTATCACTACTAGATAAAGAAATAGACAAAATGTTTGATATGCTTATTAAAACAGATTGCGAAGAGTTAAAAGTAAGGATAAAAAACAAATCTAAAGAATTAGAAATTTTAAAAATTGACCTAAAAGCAGATTTGCAAAAATTAAAGGTAAGCAACTTAATCAAAATGACAAAGGAAAATCTAAGAAAATCATTTGAAATGTATTTAGAAAAGTGCGATAGTGAAGAAGAATATAAACGCAAAATCATTAATCAATTTGTTAATTGTGTATATGTTTTTGATAATAATGATTACTTGATTTATTACAACTTTCCAACTGATGATCTAGTAACATTTGAAGATATGCAAAACGACTTAAAAAACAATAGTATGTCATTAACACCAAGACAAAGCAATGTTAATGCGGTTCGTATTTCAAGTGATATGCCCCGCCAAAAGAAACTGATAAGAAAACCCTAGTTCTTGTCAGTTTTTTTGTTATGTAAAAATGAAAACCTATTTAAATATTTATAATTTACTAAAAATAAGAAAATTTACTTCCTATTTCAATAATAAATTTTACAAATTTATTTAATTTATACTATAATAAATATTTTAAATTGGGTTTATACCAACCCAATATTTATATCTAAGGGGTTAAAAATGAGTATATTTAATGAATTACATAATGTAATGATTAAAGCAATTGAAAAAAAAGACCTGATAGAATTAATGAAGCCTGTCTTAGTATTTGGAATCAACCTTTTTTTTACAAAATAGATAAAGCAAAAGCATTAACAATTTCCTTAAGCCCAACTGATACAGGTGCAAAAAAATTTTATCTAAAAGAATTGGAAAAATTTGCGAATAAAAAATTGTCTAGCTCAGAAATTTTTGACATTTTATATAGCTTTAAAATAGAAAAAGACTGTAGACAAGTTTACGAAATTATTTTTAAAGAATTAGGTATTAATGAAAATGAAATTGCTCATATGGACGCATCAATTTTTCCATATAAAAATGACAATTTTTTTACAGAATTTAGAAGCATAGATTCTACATATAGTTATTTATTAAAAACTATTGATATTTTATCTTCTCAACTTAAATTTATCTTAATAGATGGGAAAAATAATAAGCAAATATTTGACCGTCTTTTAACAGATTTTGTTATTTTAGATAATTCTGAACATCAAGTAAATTCTAAAAAGAAAAAATTTGAGTTAATAATTTGTAAGCACAAAAAACATAATTTGTTTTTAATATACTATGCTCACTTTCTTGGAAGAAGTGGTTGCCCTGAATATAAAAAAATGGACGAGCTTGGAAAGTATATAAACAAATACTTAAATAATAATTATCATAGTAAATCAATTGACATTAGTTATAAAAATGATTTTTTAAAAACCCAAGAAGTACTAAATTTTTCTAAAATCAAAACAAATTTATTGCAAACACAAAAAAATGAGTTAAAATCACACTATAATAACAATGATAAACTATTTGCACTAATTGATAATAATATAAAAGAATATGATTTTTCAATTAAATCAACCCATACAATAAATAGATTTTATGCTAATTTTCAAAAGGATCAAGTTTCTGTAGCTATTGACATGTGTGAGAATTTTATTCGAATCAACTTATATATGTCAGATTTTGCTATCACATTTGATAAATTGCTCCCTTATAAAGATGAAATTAATAATGAATTTGAAGTAAATTTATTATGGAACAGAAAAACCCAAAAAGGAGAAAAAACTTCAAGAATAGAAACTTACATTTTAGATTTTAACAAAAAAGATAATTCAAATTATCAAAAAATTGCGGAAAAAGCAGCTCTTATAATTTTAAATTTTTTCAAAATCTTTAACAAATATTTTCAAATTTTGAATATTAATTACACAGATTATAAATAATGTAGATTATTGTAAACAAACTAAAGATAATTCCGTTTTCTTTAATTAAAAGTAATAACCAATAATTAACTATTTATCTTTGCCATTCGTTGTGGCTGATCGTAGCACAATTTTCGTTTGGGTCAACTAAAAAAATATTGCTTAAATTATTTAAAACTTATTATTCGGATAGAAGCAAAAGACAAGTTTTATTTGATAAAAACAGAATTCGAAATAGTGTTTGTACAGTTAAAATTTGTATTGCCACAAACAATGTTACATTTTTGTTAAATAGTTATAATATAGTTTCCTTTCACAATTGAAAAGCAAATAAATATGTGTTAATATAAAAATGGTTTTTACATGTGTAAAATGAGGTGTCAAATGGATAAAACAAAAAAACAAATTGTTTTTATTGATTGTGATGGCGTTATATTAAATACAATTGAATGTTCTCGTGACATGCTTTTGGAAAAATACGGAATTGATAAGTATAAACATAAAAGGGAAAATGTTGAAGACGACAAATTGGTTGCAAAATTTTTTGCAGAACTTGATTGGGGAGAACTTCTCAACAAATCTTCACAAATAAATAACAGTTTTTTTTGGATTAATAAATTATATGACTCCAAAGAATTCTATCCGATTATTTTTTCTATGTGTAATTCCAATCAAGAAGCAATCCAAAAAGATAAATTTTTTAACGAATACCTTCCAAATATTGAAAGAATATACTTTTCACCTTGTAATAAAAAAGCTGAACTAAAATCTTTAGGTTTAGGACTTGGACATGGTAAAGATTTGGGATATTGGAGTGTTGGTTGTGGAGCAATACTAATTGATGACGACACTCATAATTTAGTGCCATGGAAAGAAAAGGGTGGACGCCCTGTGTTATTTAGTACAAAGCCAGTTGAAAATGCTCAATTCCCTATTATTGATAATCTTGGAAAATTGTTTGATTTGTTTGTCTTTGATAAGAATGGACATATTGAAAGTGTCATGGATAAAAAAGTTAGAGAATCTAACGAACTTTTGATGAAACAAGGCGTGTTGCCAATTGAAACTTTCACTTTTCCAAATTGCACAATGTACATTTTGGAGAGAAACGGACAAAGAGTTATTCAAAAATATTATAAAAAACCAGATGAGATAAAGCTTGGTGATAAGGCAAATGAATCTGAAATAAATAAACTAAACAATTACGACAATAATGAAAAAAAACTAATAAAAATTGATAGCAATGAAAAATGCACCTCAACAACTTGGACTATTGATGAAAATTATTTTGTTGAAACAGTTTATAAAAAGTCACTTGAGGTGCATAAAGAAGACTGTTCGTTAAAAGGAAAAAAGTGCAAAAATTCTTTGGATAAAGAATTATAAAATTTTTCAATTTCAATTTATAATTAAAATGACAATATAGGAGTTTTATATGAAAGATCAAACATTGGATTTTTACAATCAAAACGCAGAAAATTATGTTAATTCAACATTAAATTTGGATATGAAAGAAAACTGCGATGTTTTTTTGAGTTATTTAAAACCTAATGCTTTGATTTGTGATTTGGGTTGCGGAAGCTGTAGAGATACATTGTATTTTAAGAGCAAGGGTTTTAGGGTTATTCCAATTGACGGTTCGAAACAAGTTGCCTTAGAAGCAGAAAAAATAACAGGTCAAAAAGTGATTTGTCAAAATTTTTTGGATTATGATTATAAAAATACTTTTGATGCAGTTTGGGCTTGTGCATCAATTCATCATTTAAACAAAACTGATTTCACTAAAGTTTTAGGCAATATAGAGAAGTCTTTGAAAAAAGATGGGATTTTATTCTTTTGTGCAAAACTTGGCAGTCAAGAAACTGTTGATGAAAAAGGACGAGTTTTTTTGAAATTTGATGAAAATGGATTTAAGGATTTTCTAAATGAAACTGACCTTACAAAATGTTTAAAAATTAAAAAGTCCTATATATCTGGAGATTGCCAAAATCGCCCTGACACTTGTTGGGTTAATTTCATTATGATTAAAGATAAAACAAAAGATCTTAAACAAAATTTAAATAATTCTCTTTAAAATTTTTTGATTATATATTGTTATTCAGATGATAAAGTGATAGAATAATTTTATTAGATAATTAAAAAGGAGACAATTATGTATCATCAATGGTTTAATAGTGTTAAATTTGGTGAAAAAGAAGCCTCGTTGTTAAAAGCAATAAAAGATTTAGGTTCAAAACCTATACCTTATGGAGAACAACCAAATTTTGATAAAAAATTGGAAGCATTTATTAATGCATCTAATGATTATGTAGAATTTTGCAAAAATGGTCACCAAAAAGAAGTTGAAATACAAAATTCTTTATCAAAGTAATGATAAAACATATTCCTGTTTAGAAACAATAATTTTTATGGTTATATTAAAGATAATAAAACCAAATGTTCAATGATGTAATGAACAATAAGTTCGGTGATTGCTCGACAACGATTAAAAGTTGTTGAGCATTTTTTTATCAAACCCAAATGTTTACATTTTACAAATGAAAGAATAATTACAATGAACAAAACCATAACAAGGGATTTTGTAACTATTTAATTTTTTTAATTATCTATTTTGATAAATCTTCTGTTATTAATGCTGGTCGATAGTCAACATCTTTAGCCATTGCTTTCATACCCAAATCATACATGTTTTTAACAAATTCAGTAGCAAAAACTTCTGATTGTTTACCAAATTTGGGAGCATTTTTTGAGGCTGTGGGAATAGAAATCCTTAAGCTAGTAATCCAATTTTCAAAATTTTCCTTTTTCCATAATAATTTTCTCCATAGAAATTTTTTCACAAAATATCACAAACTACAATGCTAAAAATAAACTCGTGTCATAATCAAAAAAATTCTTATGTCTTTAATACCACAAAAATAAACAAATGCTGATTTATAACCAAGTGAATATATTTTAAAACCCAATTCATTAATTTTTTTATTTTTTATAAAAAAAATTAATACAAATTTGAAATGGTTGCGATATAATGTACTTAGAAAATATCTATTGACTCTCCCCTTAAATGTAGTGATACACTAATCGCAACAAGGAGAAAAAATGTTCAAAATTGGTGATTTATCTAATATTTGCAATGTTTCAATTAAAACAATAAGGTTTTATGAATTAAAGAGTCTATTAGCACCTGTGAAAGTTGATCGATACACCGGTTATCGATATTTTGATGAAAGCAGTGTTAAAAGAATTCAAGAAATTTTGTTTTTTAAAAATTTGGGCATGACAATAAAACAAATTAAAACGGTAAGTTTTGATGATGTTTTAACTCAACAAAATTTAATTGCAAAACAAATTAATGAATTACAATCAAAAATTCAAGCATTAAACTCTTTGAAAAACAATAAAGGAGAAATAGTTATGAATAAATTTGTTAATGACGAAGATGTAATTGGAAAATGGTCATTTATTGCATTTGCAAAAGACAAGGAAGATTTTTATAAAAATAGACCAATTGATGAGGTAACATTCTTAAAAGAAATTTACTTTATGGAAAACGGACAAGGATATTGGGTTATTCATTCTTGGACAAAGGGAATCATCACTTTGTTCCCTGGGGAATATCCAATTCCAGTTGATAATTCATACGAAATTGAAGGCGATTATTTATTTATTAATATTGTTGATGAAAACACAAATGAATCTAGTCAAGTTGCAGTTTACAAAAGGGTGAATAGAGAAAGATACACACCAAAAGATTTAGAAAGGATTGATGATGTTAAGTTACCTTTTGAAAACAACAAAAAAGTCATTGGAATTTGGAAAGGAATTGCGATAGTTGTTAGTCCTGATGTGTTTAATCCAACTAAACACTCATTTCAATCGTATCTTTTTAGCCTAACATTTAATGAAGGTGGAAATTTAATTGTTAAATATACAAATGGCAACATTTTTAATGAAAAATGGACCAATAATCTTTGGCTGAATTTAAGAGATAAAGTTGCTCAAAAATATGAAATTAAAAACATTGATGGCAAAGAATATATGTTTGTTGAACATAAGAACGGAGATTATACATATTGCGGAAATATTTCATCTTATTTTGTTTTAGAAAGACAAAGGTAAACAATTAATTTCAACAAATTCATTAAGAACTATTGAACGAATTCTAGTTTTTAACTTCTTTGGCAAATGTGGATAAATCATTTCTCTTTCACAAAGTCAATTGATTATCTTTATTAGGTACATTTAAATTTTTCTTTTATAATTGTTGGCATGCACTGACAATTATTTTAAATTACAATATTTGTTTTTTTCTACTAGATTTTTTAATCAAAAAAAAGTTATAACCTATTCAATAAATGTTGGAAAAATAGCATAATTATGTTACAATATACACATGAAAATAATGAACAAAATTGAAAGTTTGAACAAAATAAAAGAACTTGGCTTGAATCAATTGCCAGAACAATTGTTCAATTGTCTTGATGAAAAAGCAATAGAAAAATTTGTTACAACATACAAAGCTGAATTTTATGCTGTGAGAGATAAAAGTGTTGCAATGTCACCAAAACACAAATTGAATGTTCCATTCTTTGAAGTGACAAAATATTGCAAAGAAAATGATTTAACAAAATTTACCTTAAATGTTTCATCAATTAACTACACAAACAACCAAATTTGTTGTGGTGAAATTCTTATTCATGACAATTTTGATATTGATTATATACTTTCCAACAATCCTAAGTTTTCAATAAGGGATTGCTATGCTTTTCCTGATTACAAAGGAACAACCAATCTGATAGACAAATTTTCTAAGCATGTTAAAGGCTTTGATGATATTATTGACTACGCAATAAAATATAACCTAATTGGAGTTATTATTGAATTTACAGTTTTTGATGTTCCTTTGGGAAAAAACAATGAGAAAATTGTTGTTTGGGAACTGAGAACTGCATATTAAATTTTGGAAAAATATTTAAACTTTTTAATGGATATGTCCATGGCACATTATCAACTAAAATTAGTGTCCTTGATACAAACAAAAATAATTAGAACTATGGTTTATACCAAACAATTGCACAAAAAATATGGCAGAAATTACAAATGAAGAAAGAAAAAACAGAAACGATAACACAAAAAATCTTTTATGAAATTTAATGAACGGTTAAAAAATAAGGAGAAATAAATGAAAAATGCAAAAGTAATTAAAGTGTCTTGTTGTGGTGCTAATGATTTGTTAAAAATAGAAGATATTGTTGCCTTTTTAATAAAAAATCCAAAAGCAGAAATTGGTGTTGGAGTATCAGCTAATAAGTGTGAACAAAACACACCACGATATGTTTGGCTTCTTAATTTAATTGAAATAATAAAAAAGTTTCCATATGCAGGTAGCATCGCACTTCATGTCAATGGTTCGTGGGCAAAGCAAATTGTTGAAAATGGAATTTTGCCTAAAACAATAAATGAAATAATAAACAGATTAGAAAAACCAATAAGAATGCAACTAAATGTGGTTGGAAGTGGTTTTACACTTGAAGCCATTAATCCGCAAATACTTGCGAATTTGATTTCTTTAACAAAAGATAAAATTAAATTTATTGTTCCGTTTAATATTCAAAGTGCATCATATGTTAAAGCACTCTCTTTAATAACAAACAATTTTGATATTTTATATGATGCTTCTTTTGGAAATGGACAAAAAGCAAATAAATATTTTTCATTATTTCCTAATCAATTGCAAGGTTATGCTGGAGGATTGTCGGCTGAAAACATTGATGAAGAATTAATAAGAATTAATGAGATAACAAAAAAACCTACAGCAATTTGGGTTGATGCAGAAGGGAAACTCAGAAAAGAAAACCAAAATACCTTAGATTTAAACAAAGCTCAAAACTTTGTTGATTCAACATTTAGGAATAAACAGAAAAACAATCAAAATACAAACAATCTTTTTTAACTGCATATTTATTGATGTATCTAACAACTACAAGGAGAAATATGGAACAAACAATTTTTAATGAATGCAATTTAAAAGAAGAAGAAATTGACGAAATTAGTACAAGAGTAAAAGTCTTTTTGCTAAACTCAAATAATGAGTTTTTGTTAGCTAATTCTAATGGCGGTTGCCAATTAGCTGGTGGACATGTTGAAAAAAATGAAGAATTGAAAAATACTGTAAAAAGAGAAGTACAAGAGGAAACTGGTATTGTTTTAAGCTCTGAAGAAATTTATAATCCATTTTACGAAATTTAACATTATTCAAAAAATCATAATAATAGTGGTAAAAATAGAATTTCAGATATTATATATTACTTAGTTAAGACTGATAAAAAACCTAATTTGGATAATATCAATTTAACAGAAAATGAAAGAAAAAATAATTTTAAAATTGATTGTATCAAAATAGATGATTTTGAAAGAGCCGTATCAGAAGTTAAAAACAACAATCCTATAGAAACTAATAGAATTATTGCAAAAGAAATTTTAATATCTTATGAATATCTAAAGAAATACTTAGATGAATTAAAGTTTTGATTCTTTGAGTAATAATAAAGAAATGGCTTTGAACATGAAATTAAATTATAAGAAAAATATAACATAAAAATTCAATAAACTCATAGATATGTTATTTGCAAAAACCAAATCATTTTATAATCTTAGTTTTTAATTAATGAATTTTCACTAATTAATCATTATATA